TTATTTGGTCAGTGTTTATTTTGAATACTGAATACTTTTATTGTACAGGTTTTGGCTTTATGCGGTCAAGTGACTTGCTACCCTTTTCACTATTACAGTACTCACAGGCTGGCTTTAGATTATCTAGGTTAAACCGTAACTTAGGATCATGTGAGCGCGGTATTACATGGTCCAGTGTCAAAGTCTCTAGTGTGAGCTTGCCCGGACACCAGGGATGGATGCGCAGGTAGCAGTACCAATTACCATTTTTATCTGGCGGATTTTTTCTAATCCATGTAGCACGCGTAACAAACCACTGCTTAGTCTGCTTGCCTATTTTCTTAATAGGTGTGCGCTTCATGCCTACTTTGCGCTTGAGTACCACCTTTGGATTGACCGGACACTGGTACGGGAAGTGATTAGGCTTTGGATTTTGACAAAATTTGCAAGGCTTTTTTGGGTATCTATCTATGCCTGACAAGTGAAACCTCCTATTACTGAATACAATAATTGTACACTAAATGCTTGTGTTATAATTACACCATAAACCAGACGCGTAGACGGGAACTACCCGGTTAAGAAAGGAGCAGGCGCAAATGGCAGAGGTAACTACAAAAGAATATGTGGCTAAGATCGCTGATTTAATACCCAGTGAAGAAAACCCACGCAGCATAGGGCGCAAAGAGTATGAAGCCCTAAAAGAGTCACTGGTTGAATTCCCAGAGATGAAGCAAATACGCCCCATTGTAATAGATGAGGATAATAATGTACTTGCTGGACACCAGCGGCTGTATGCGTTGCAAGACCTTAACTATGAGGATGTGCTTGTACTGCAAGTCACTGGACTCACTAGAAAACAAAAACGTGAATTTATGATTAAGGATAACGTCAGCTCAGGTAAATGGGATGCTGATATTATTGCCAATCATTGGGAGCTGGATGAGCTTGAGCAATTTGGTGTGCCTAAATTCAAAATCCCTGGCGGTGACGGCAGTGGTGGTGAGAAGAGCTATAAAAACCATGAGGTAACTTGCCCTAATTGTGGTGAGCATTTTGAACTGTCTGAGTCTGACGATTAGCCGGAGCGTAACACCATGTCTGATAAAAAGGGTATTACGCTAGGTGATGAGATTGAAGATGTAACCAGTGGGTTGCGCGGCGTTGCTATTGGCAAGGTTGAGTACTTAAGTGGATCAATCCAATGGATATTACAGCCACCGCTTGATGATGGTGGTGTACCACAGCGCACTGAATATGTACCAGATGCCTATGCTAAGCGCGTAGGTGATGGCGTACGCGTAAAGCCAAAGCCAGAGATGGGTTTTCATGCTAGGAATGACGGGGGCTGAGCATGCAGGAATTACAAAAA